TAACGACGTATTTGATCGTGCTGTACGGACGTTCTGTGCCGTAAGATATAGGTTTTGCTTTGAGATAATAGATCTTCATCTATGCACGCCCCCCTATGTGAGTTTCTGATTATTTGTATGTGTCGGCGTAGTTGCTCTGTACATTGTTATTCTCCTATACTGAACCAATGACTAACGCTTTTATGGTATATGATGCCGATGAACGTGATAACGCCGACATAGCACGATAAGCAATTCCCGATGTGCTTGAAGAAAAAATCGATGTCCACACCGAATAAGATGATGTCGCAACAGTAACGTTCGCATAATACACCGCACTTAACGTTACGGGGTAAGCAAGCGTGGAGTTCGATGATGTCTGATAGACCGAACCATTTGACGAATTGATTGATAATGTACTACTGAATCTGCACATTCCTATAAACAGTTTGCCAAGAATGACGTATGACCAGTTGCCCGATGTCTGTACTGTGTATCCTTCCAGCAGATAATTCAGCGCATTGGACATATCGTTCTGATAACTCGTATCAGATTCAAGCGCCGCGAACTTTGTCTGGACCGCGCTGTCGAGCTGTGTCTGCTCGTTCAGATTAGCCGCGTTCAGAAGCGTGCCCTCTGTGTACTCGTCGCCCTCAGCCCGTACCATGTCGTATATATCGCCCGAGACGTTCGTCAGCTGGACTCGTCCAGGATGTTCTACTACTCTGTCAATGAAAGCCATTTGTAATACCTCCGTGTTAAATCGCAAGACCGCCCGAATAGATCGAGAGCGGTCCTTCTGTGTAGATGCTGTCTCCTGCATAATGATTGAGATTCGCCTGGCTGAGCAGGAGCTGCAGTCTGTCGTATATCGCGAGCGTCAGACTCTCGACTGTGTTCATGTTCATGTAGGTGGTCGAATCGTCCGCCGTTCCTTCCGTTTCGAGTGCGAGCGCTTCTATCATCGCATTTAAGACGCTGAGGATGTCCGCCCAGTCGTCGACTGTTATATAATCGTTCTTTGTGTATGTCGTCTTCTGGACTGTTGCGCCTGTGTACAGTTGATAGGTCGTCAGTTCGGTTGCCAGCCAGTCGAGGTTCTGTGCTATCCTGTTCTGGTCCGTGACCGTGTGCATCGCGCCCTGGACTCTGTCAGTTACCGGAGTTATCCATGCCATATCAGCTCCACTCCCTCCATGTTATCTTCGCGGACGTTCCGCCCTCTTCATGCGTCAGTTCTATGCCTGTTATACGTGCAGTTATGTTCCCTCGTCCGTCGCCCGTGTCGTTCGAGATGTTGATGTAGTCGAGCGGCTGCATACGCGGGTCGCCTTTCCATGTGAACGAGCCCGTCCTGAGCGACCTTTTGAAGAGGCTTGGATAGTTGAATATCGAGTCTGTTCCGTCCGTCAGATTGCCGTATACGAACGGCTCCATTTCCACGTTGATACCTGGAAGTTTATTTGGGTTAGAAAAGCTATCAACACCGCCAGTAATAGCAGAAGATTGACCGCCAACTGTGAACGCCCTTGTTCCCTTTTGTGTAACCTTGAAAACAAGTCTTGAAGGCTGTCTTGATATTATCGTAAACTTATAGGGTGTATCAGAAGGAACCCCCGAAGATGCAGGAAACGGCGAAGCATATCTATACCATCCATCAAAATTATATTCGAAGAACTGATTGACATTACCCGTCAAACCGCTTTCGATATTATCATATACAAGAACATTTGAAGTCGTGATCGTTTCGTTGATTTTTCGTTCGCTATTTGAGTCAATAATCTTCGATATGTTTTGGTCGTATTTCTCCGTCCACTCTCCGCAGTCCGATTTATATATCGTCCATGTCTGCCCATATGTCTTTCCGTTGCCGTGTTCGACTGTCGGGATACCAGCGTCCACAAACTGGATACTGAAATTAGAACCGCCTCTCGTATGATTGAGCGTTAGATTCATAACGTCAGATACAAAGTCTCGAGTGCTCATCTCAGGTAGTACAGAGTATCTCAGTGTCCCGCTCTGCGACCCGCTCCAGCTCTGCTTTCGTTGCAATTTTATCCCTGCCGCCTGTATAGCGTCTATGAACTTCGTATAGAGTGTTTGATGAGCGTTCCCCGTGTAAGCTGAGAACCACTGCTCCTGCATCGTTTTTTCATCCAGCAGATGCGAAGCGTCCACGCCCTTTATCGTGATAACGCCCTGCTCCTGTGTTATCGGCTCAGAGATGTAGAACTTCCTCTCTGTCGACAGGTCGCTGTCGTAGCCCGCCTGGTACGTTATCGGCCAGTCGTTCTGGATGTAGGCTAGCGATGACGATATATCGTTCGGATAGTACATTTTTACTTCTATCTCCGACTCCTCCCATGTATGGTCTTTTACATCGAGGTTTCCTCTAAGCGCAAGCGTGCAGGATATGAGCGTATCGTTCGTTATATTGAACATGATGCCAGGAACGATATAGTCTATCTCCACCCTCGTTGTCGAGTCTGTCGGGGTGAATACGAGCGTCGCCGATGTCGAGTTGATTGTGACTACATCGTTGCCCGTTGCCGTGTATGTGTCCGCGCCTTTCGTTATAGTCGACACTCCGCTCGATGCTACCGTGACCGCCGTAAGCGTGGAGCCTGCCGTTATCGTGACTGTTATCGTCTCGCCTATATCGCCCCGCACGCCGAGTTTGCCGTTGTTCTCCGACGGAGTAAGAGTTGAGTCGTACCACTGCGCTGTACCGTCGAGCAGGAAGCCTCCGTCCTGCAAGTCAGCCAGCGTCCGCATAGGCCAAGCGCTGTTCCCGAGCGTTGAATCGTCGCTCTTCGTCTGACCTGTGACCGTATAGGTCGAGATGGTCGCTGTCGAGCCGACACGGAGACTGATATATACCTCCATAGGCTTTTCGCGTATCTGGAGAGCGTTTTGTGCGTTTATTGTCGTAGGCATCGTTTGCCCTCCTTAATGCGCGTTGATGAACGAGATCCCGAGTTTGACATCTTTCCAGATGATGTTCCCGAGATTGTTCGTGAACCGTGTCACCGTGTTCGCAAATCCTGTCTTGATGACCGTCTCGGTATGCGAGCCGTCCGAGTCGTTGAATGTGATGTCGAACGAACCGGGAAGCGACGTGATCGCACTCATCATGTCGTCCGTCAGCATATCCCACTCGAGCGTCGTGTCTGAGAACTTCCAGCCGATACGGTCCGCAACGGTCTTTCCGGTGCAGGTCGTATACTCGCCTGCATACAGATCTTCCCGTTCGGGAGTGAAGTCGTTCGGTCTGAATATCTCGACGTTGTTTATCGTTATCGTATTCCGATTGTCTATCATCCTAACCGCCTCTTATATGTATCGTAAGTGTTAACTACCCAGGAGCCCATTTGCGGACCGTTCGGGAACGCATAGAGCGTGATAGTCGCCTGTCCGCCATTATTACCCATAGCCCCCGCCTGGATGACTCCGTTGACGATGCTGTCGCCCAGCGCGTTCATATGTGACCATAGATCCGACAGAGGAAGTATCGCCTCCGCGCCCGCCTCGCCGACGAGATGTCCCGCGCCGTTCCTGGACTGGAGAAGCGTTGGCCTGGTAAAAATACCGCCTTGAGCGTGTTCTTCCCAGTCGAGCCCGAAGTCCGGAGCCTTGCCTTTTCCTCCGAAGCCCCAGGGCGCCTTGCCCTTTTTAACGGTGATTTTCGGTATTGAGAAGTGGAACAGTTTTCCGAGGCTGAGCGGGAACAGCTCCTTGATTTTCTCGATAACGCTCGAGATCGTCTCCTTCGCCTTCTTTATCGGAGACGTAATAGCCGTCTTTATACCGTTCCAGATTTTAGTTACGCTGTCCTTTAGCGAGTTGAACTTCGACTTGACCGTCGAGACGGTCGTCGCGACTGGAGTAACGACATTGGTCTTTATCGCGCTCCAGACCGTTATCGCCTTCGCTTTAATCTTATCCCAGTTTTTGTATATCTTTACTCCGACGACGATCAGCGCCGCCAGGGCCGCTATCGCGATCCCGACTGGGCCAGCGACGGCCGCGAACGAGATCCCGAGAGTCGAGAATATCGTAACGAGCGAGCCAATAGTCGAGACGAGACTCCCGACGATTATCAGTACAGGCCCGAGCGCCGCCGTAATAAGCGAGAACGCCAGCGCGAACTTCGCGATAGCAGGATGCTGTTTCATGAAGTCGATGAACCGCTGGATAAGCGGCATGAGATGCTGCTGGAACCAGCCGACGAGATCCGCGACTGCAGGAAGCAGTATCGCGCCTATCTCTTCGCCCATGTCGCCCAGCGCGTTCTTCGCCTGCTGGATCTTGCCCGCGTCTGTCTTGGCGAACTCCTCGTTCATGTGTCCGACGTTCTGCGTGACGACCTCGGAGATCATGGCAGCTCTTTCTTCTTCGGTGCCGTACTTCAGGACTTTCTCCTGTGCCTCCGTGAACGAGATCCCTGCCCTCTTCAGAGCGCCCGTCTGACCCATCATCGCCTTGCCGTAGAGATTGGCGAGTGCGACAGCGTCCTCCTGCGTGCCGTTCAGCCCCTTCTGCTGCGCGAGCAGATTGAGCAGTGACGGCAGCATCTTATTGACTGTCGCGGGAGTCTTCGCGTATGTCGCAAGCTGTTGAGCCGCCGAGATCGTGACCTCGTCTCCGTACACGCCCTGCTTCTGGAGCGCGGTTGCGAGGTCGAGAGTCGACTTGACGGCTTTCTTATTGACGCCCATACGCGTCTTGTAGATCTCCGCCAGCTTCTGTTCAGCCTTTGCCTGCTGTTCGCTCAGTTTGATGAGCCTCGAACCGGCATAGATCCCCGCCATGCCGTAGACGGAGAACGTAGTCGTTATCGTCCGACCTGCCGACTTGATCTTCGAGCCTGCCGACTTGAAGGCTGCGCCGACCGCCATCGCCTGCTGTTTGCCGACTGACCCGAACCGCCTGAGTTCGCCCTCGGCTGCTTTCAGCTGGCTCTCGGTCTTGATGATCTCGCGCTCGAGCTTTCTGTACTGCGCGGATGTCTTGTCGACTCCCGCAGCGTTCATGCTCTTCTGCATTTCCTTGAGCTGGTTCAGTTTCGCCCTGGTCTCTCCGACGGATCTCTGCAGGAGCTCGAACTTCTGCCTCAGAAGCATCGTGTTCCCTGGATTGAACTTGAGCGCGCGGTTGATGTCTTTCAGCTCGGCTTGCGTCTTGTTGATCGTGCCCTGCGTTTTCTTGAGTGCAGCGTTCAGTTTCTCGGTGTTCGCACCGAACTCTATGGTTACACCTTTAATGTAGCCCGCCATGTGTTTACCTCTTAAAATCTATCGAAATCGCTCTGGGTCGCTTTATAAGGCCAGTTATACTCATCGTTTTGCATCTCGATAAACATGTCCTGCACCTGCCCGAAGTCGATCTCTTCTAATTCGAGCACGGACAGCCCGAGCTCCTTACAGCGGAGCATGAACAGCCCCGTCGTGAACGGTCTCGTAGTTGCCCGCTCCTTCTTTTTAGCGAAAGGAAGTCGTCTGCTCCTGCTCCGTGTACGCCTCGAGTATGTCCTGCGCGGACTCGATAAACGCCATCGGACCGAAGCCTTCCAGCCAAGCGATAAAATCGTCCTCCGTCAGCTTCGCGATGTCCGCGTGCTCCGCCTGCTTCGCCATTATGAAAGCAAGTCCGGAGACCGCGTCGATGCCTTCAGCCTCTGCCTTCTCCTCGTTGCCGAGTATCTGCAGGAGGTCTTTCTTGAACATCTGTCTGAAGCGGAACGGGGTCGCAGCGTTGGCTGCCAGTTTGATTTCCTGTCCGTCGATTGTAATCGTTTTTACCATGTCTCTCGTCTCCTTTGTAACTTTACTTACATGCACCCTAAAAACCGCCCAGAAGCCGAATATGAGCCTCTGGGCGGTATCTCCGTTTTAATCCTGGACGGAGCTGAACCAGCTCGTGTACGCTGTCGATGCAGTATTCGCGCAGGAAGCCTTGACGATGTTGTCGAAAGCTCTCGGCGATGCTGTTATCTCGCCTGTCACTGTCTGAACTTCGATGCCGTCTTCTGTCGTCGAGGACTCGAGATCAGGTCTCGACATCTTGCAGTTGTACAGGGCGTACTTCGTCGCGTTCTCGTCGCCCTCGAACTGGAACAGGAGAGCGAACGCTTTCGGCTGCACGTCTGCATGTTCATAGTACATGCCGGTCTTCGCGCCTGTGCCGACTGTCTCACCCATGATGTCAGTCCTGAAGGTGTCGGGAATGAGAGCGGACTCAAAGTCGCCGCTGTAGCCGTTGTTGGCTATCGCAGTGAAGTATTTGATGTTGTCCGCGTAGAAGTCATTCGTGTCGCCTTCTGCCGACAGTGAGAGCGAAACGGCACCCGGCCATGCTACCGGAGTTCCGTAGGTGACTGTGTTCGTCCCTACAGTAACTGTCGCGTAGTACACGTTTTTCAGTCCGTACTGAACTTTGTTAGCCATTTATGAGTACCTCCTCAATGTATGCAAAGTGATAACCTTTTGCTTTTTCTTGCCTGCCGTTGCAAGCATGACCGATGTTAGAAGAATCGGTTTTGAAATAGTCGCCTGCTTCATTCAAACTATTGAACACTTGACCAGTCTCAACACAAAGAACGGGCTTAACGTGACTTGTTCTGTTAGCCTCGCCAATTCTTCGTTTATGCTCGTCAGAGAATGTTCTGCCCTTTAAGGCTTTTGATACTTTCGCTTTTTCTTCAGATGTGTGAGGTCTACCTTTGTTTGCTTCTGATATTTTGCGTCTTGTATCTTCCGATTTCTCCATGCCCAGTAAGCCGCCATCGCCACCCATAGTGAAGTTATAGCCGTTCTCTCCAAATGCCTTGTATTTAGAGATGTATGCGATTTCTAATTTGCCCAATTTCTCGGGGTTCGCATATTCTAAAACTTCAAAATGAAAAGAGCCCTCACCGTAACAGTCCCAAGCATTTTGGAGATGTCTGTTGTGATGATGCCCTTTGCGAAGCAAGGCTTTGTGTTCTCTCCAGCGTTTCTCTACATTTGCAGACCTACCAATGTAGCGTTTTCCGTCTATTTCGTTTTGTATGCAATAAATCCCAGCGTCAGCCATTGATAATCACTTCGCACTCATATACGGTTTGATATAACTTTTCGTCATCAAGAAAATCTGTCTGCTTGTACCATGTCAGACCGTACGCTTTGA